AGATATAACGGCCGCAGGGAAGGTTCCGGGTATCGTCCGGCCAGAAAACCAGGAAGCACGCCGCCCCTTCCTGCCGGATGCCCTGTTCCAGTGTCTTGGTCAGGACAGGTCTTTCATCGGTGAGACTGCGCTTCAGCGTGAACGTCAGCTCATCGCGCTTTCCAGGGATGAAAGGTTCCCCCGTCACACGGTCGCAAATGACCAGGCGGATTTCTGCCGAATCGCCCCTCACCAGGCGAATCCGGTTCTGCACCACGGAGAAGCTCATTTCCATCCCCCCTGTTCCGGCTGCCGCTGTTCCATGGCATCCAGCCTGCGGTGGGCATGTTCTGCCAGGGCTTCCACCCGGGACAGCCGTTCCGCCATTTTCTGCCGCTTAGCTTCCGTATCCGACAGCTGGCGGCGAAGTTCTGCGATACAGTCCCGGAGGCTCCGCACCGATTCATTCAACGGCTTGATGACGCTGAAATTAAAGATGACGCCGCAGAGCATCAGGACCGATACCAAGGATGCGGCCATCTGTAACCATTCAGCCATATTTCTCACCTCCTAGCCTGTCCGCTGGAACATGTACACGACGATGGACGGCTGCATGTTGTTGTGCGGCTGGCCACCACCCGTCCGGGAAAGGCTGTGGGAATGATTCCCATCCCAGGAGGTATGCCCGTCCACCTGATTCCCATGCCAGCAACCGTCGCCATAACCTACGGCAACAGGTGCATCATTGCCTTCACAGGCATCCCACTGGAAGTTGCGCGGCAATGACCCGCAGGACCAGTGACGATGATTTCCGCTGTCTCCGACTGTATGGCCATGAGCCGGAGTTTCTGGAATCGTAAGGTTGTGCTTCTCCTCACCCAGCTTGTCCCCGGCCTTGTACATGGTTCCGCTGTCTGCTGCTCCGGCCCCGATCAAGCAACGTCCCATGGCAAAGGCCACCCAGGTCGTCCCGGGCCAGTATGTCGCGGGATTCTTCCCGTCCGCAGAAATGTAGATGGCATTGACAGGGAACGGGCATGCCTGGATCTTGGCCACGGCTTCCTCGTCCATATCGGCGTAGGTGACCTTGCCCCAGCTGCCGTTGCTGTGCAGGACGGTATTCAGCTTCCCAGCAGAAGGTGACGGAACCATACCGCTCTGGCCTGCCGTCTTTTCGCCGCAGCCGCTGAAATCTGGCAGGGTGATATCCTTCGTGCCATCAAAGACAACCCGGTGAATCTTCCGCCCCGTCTGCAGCTTCGACGCACTGGCCGCATTGCCGCTGATGCCAGTTGCGTGGGCATTGGCGTCCGTCAGATGGGCATTGATGTCAGCAGCCGTAGCGGAAATCCGCTCATAGAGCCGGGCATCATTGCTGACCAGCTGGGACACAGTCTTGTTCTGCTGGTTGAATACAACCGGGTCTTCCGAAAGATACTGTGGGAAAAGCACATCATAATCCAGCGTATTCTCCACAGCTTCTGTGGGCCGGACTTCCTGTCCGGCACGGTCCGGGAAGTCGGCAGACCATTTCTCTTTGCTGTAATCATCCATTTGTCATCACTCCTTTCTTGGATACGATGGTCGCCGTCGAGAAGGTAGCTTCCCCGTTCCAGTAAATCTTGCCATTCCAGGAATAACCCAGGTAGATGGCGTATCCCAGATGGGCCGGCTTGTAAATGTTGAGCTGCGTGATGAGCTTCTGCAAGGTCGTGGTATCTTTGCCGTTCATGATGCAGTACACCTTGAAGTAGTATTCCTCATTGACTTCCTCGATATGGCCGACACTGTAGAGATTGATGATGGAGTTCATGAAATCTTTTGTAGACACATCCACGTGCTGCAGCTTGAAGAGAATCCGCTGCCTGCGGAATTCGTCACTATCTCCGTCACTGGGCTTGATGCCCAGGAACGATTCATAAAGCGGCAGCGCCCAGGTGGCGGTGTTCACGAAGAAGTTGTCCGCCAGATTCTGCAGAGCCAGGCGCAGACGGTCATGCTCCTCATTGCAGGTTTCTGCCGCGCAGTGGAACATCGGGTCTTTGGATAAGAAATTCGGCAAATACTTCAGGATATCCATCCGGCTCTGCCGCATCCAGTCATTGGCTGACAAGGTTCAGCACCACCTTCCCTGCCACGGGGATCTGCTCGTTCGTCAGTTCCACGTTGGCCGCTTTTCCATTAAGCTTCAAATCCTTATAATCCGTAATGCCGCTGATGGAAAGGAGGAGTTTCCCCATCTGGGCCAGGCTGACATAAGAAAGCGTGAAGCCCGTCTGCTTGAGATAGGCTGTCATGGCTGCCTTTACGGCATCAGGGCTGGCTGTGCCATAGACATCTGCCGTCAAATCAATGGATAATGGTGCCGGCGAAACGACGGTCACGGTCGCACCGATAGGCCGCTGGCTTTCGATGTAGTTATAGACCTCCTGGATCAGTTCAGCCGATGCCGATTCATTCTCTGCCGTGACGATAATGACCTTCACCGTGCCATTGCCCTGCCAGAGCGGGATGACTTTGCAGTTCTCGACGCCATCGACAGACATGGCCCAGTCACGATAATGATTCGCATTGCCCGAGGTGATAGGCTGGCGCACCCGGAACAGGAGCCGGGCAAGGAGTGCGTCATCCGTTTCTTCATCCGCCCCATCGGTGCATTTCTTATGGTTAACGACTGCCGAGATATTCGGGATGGAATAGGGGATTTCTGTAATCGTTCCTTCGGCCACATTGCCACTCGCCCCGGCATCGGCAGCTTCCACGGGAATCGTAACCTCAGCGGCATCGGCAGGAATGGTAGCCGACTCCAGGGTATAAAATCGCTGGCCGTCTTTTGTCTGGAAGAGACTGCTGCGAATGATGTAGGCTCCTGCCATCCCCGTCACCGTAACTTCTCCTTTGGCCTTGACGGCTTTCTTGCGATCGACGCCAAATTCCGCTGCCCGCAGCGTCAGGTAGTCGCCCCAGGACGTTTCGGCAAAGGCCGCGTCGCGCAACATGGCCATCTCGGCATAGCTGCTCTCAAATTCCACAGCATTGGCGTCGATCAGGTCGCGGGCAAAGGTACCTTCCATGGTACTTTGCTCTTTTTCCGTGATGGTGTGCAGGGTCTGGGCCATGCGGCTCTCAATCACATCTTTGGTCTGTGCATCAAATAAATTGCTCATGCCTCGCTCCTTCCTGCCGTCACGGTCAATGATTCGTCACTGTAAATGGAAGTGACGTCAACCGTAATGGCCAAGTCATCCCGTTCCCGCTTCTCCACCTCGATATGGTTAATGCGGGCAATGTACGGATTCACCATCAATCCCTCACGGATATTCTGGCAAATCCTGTCTGCCGTATACTGGCTGTTTGGCGCTCTCCCCTGATACGGCTCGATGGTAATGCCATAGCTGTCATCATAGGCCAAGTAGCGATACCGCTCGGTGAGGATTGCCTTATAAATCCAGACCTTGAGGGCTTCATTTTCTGTCACCATCAGGTTCTGGCCTTTTTCATCGTAGCGGAAGCACTGCTTATCAAAGTCATAGCCGTATTCTACGAAAAGAGGCAGCGACTCATTCCGGTTCGCTGCCTGGATGCTGTTCATTGCTACAAAAGGATCAGCCATGGCCATCAATCCTCACAATCTCATCCAAAATAATGTACTGCTGAATCCGGTCGTTGATGAGCATGGGCATGATGGCCACGTACATGCCGGGCTTCAGCGTATCCGTATAGATGACGGAATCGGTGTAGGCATTATCGATATCATGATTATGGGACTGGTAAGCCGCATCGCCGCTGCCGCCGGCACGGTTCTGTGTCGCCGATACCAGATGGCCTTTAGCCGTGCGGCCATAACCTGCCAGGAGATAATGGGAAATCCACAGCTCCTCTTTCGTCAGGATGATGCCGTTGTAACGGACTTTAATCTCTGGCGGCGAAGCAAGGATCTGCCCGATTTGAATGTCCGGGCTATTGCTGCTGCGGCTGACCTGCTCCATCAGATTCAGCAGGCTGATATACGGATTTTTCTGCATCTCCTGTCACCCCCTCGATGTCTTGATGATGGTCGCCGGATAATAGTCGCTCCCCATATCGATGCTGCCTTCGTAGTGATGAAAACAGCCATAGACATTGGAGCTGTTGCCCCAGCAGCCGCCGCTTCCGTCATAGACGACGACATGCCAGTTCGGGTCCGGCTTGCTGTAGCGGTTGTACATGATGATGTCGCCCTTTTCGAGCTGCGACGGGTCATAAGGGATAGCCATACCCTGCGCTTCGGCATCGGCGCGCAGCTGGTCGCAGCCTTTCACGCCATTGTTATATTCCTGCGCTACAAAAGGGGAATAGCCCGCCGCAGCGATGGTCGCCCGGTCGACACAGCCTTCTGAGCCATAGGGAGAAACGGTACCCTCGAAATTGGCCATGCACGCATCGACCACACTGCTGCCAGCGATAGCGCCACCTGCAGGAACAGAAGATGTCGATTCCGTTTCCGCTGGCGGCACATAGTCTGGGTTGGCATTGTACGATGTACTGTCCAGTTCCTGTTTCTGCTCATCCAGCAGTTTGTTGAATACCAGATGCAGCTCCATCAGGTGCTTGTTGCCTTCGATTTTATGGCTGTCCGACTTGATGAAGAACTGGCCCTTGAGCTGTTCTTCCTGGACTGAGACAGAAAGCCCAGCGATGCACTGGATATGACCGATGGCCCGGATGGACATGTCATGGGCGACGGTCTTCAGCATGGCCCTTGCCTGCGAGGCATCGTCCTGCTTAGGGTCGGCCTTGCAAATGGCCTGGATGAGACCAAATTTCTGGATGTCTGTAGTATTGGGCAGCTCCCCCTTCGTCTGTCCCGTACTGTCAACGACGACCACTTTCGATACCATGTCTTCCACCGATTCAGAAACAGACGCGCCCGTCAGATTCGTCACATCGCTGATCAGGAAGTCCCCCACCACCTGGTCATTCATGCAGACCACGTTGAGCTTCCCTTCGGTCATGTAGATATGGTATCCCTTTCCATCCTGTGCAGACTGATAGGATAATGCCTGCTTGATAGCCTCCGTAGCCGAGATATCATCGGCAATGAAATTGCAGGTGACGGGCAGGTCGGGAATAGTCCCGGCCGGAATAGAAAAGTCATTGATGGTCTGGCGGATGGCGTCGGCCACTGTGACGTTCGTGTACTTCTTGGTCATGCGGGACTTGGCCAGATAGACGATATTGTCAAAGGCTGTAAAATGCATCACGGAAGAGCCGCTCTCCCGGCTGCGGCCAAAAATACGTCCCTGGAACAGGTGGACAGTCTGCTGCGTCTTATCGTCAATGTGGATAAACAGCACCTCG